TTCCCTAGAATGGGATTGAAGTAGAAGGCCAACTGCCTGTTGACTTATAGTAGGATTCTTCAAGGTTTCCGACATTTACTGTCTCCGTAATTTTTTTGGATTCTTGCAGTGCGAATATCAACACTTGGACTTGTTCTTCTGTCAGGTCGCAGAACCGCGTACCCCATCCGAAGTATCCAAGTATGAATGACAACTCTTCCATTGGTTCTTTTGCTGATTCGTAATTCAATGGATTGTCCCCTCTTCTAACCCGAACAACTCTGCGGCTTTGTCGAATAGCCCCTCATCTGCGTCCGGGTTTTGAAATATAGCATCTGCTACTTTTTCTTTGTCCACGAATATTTTTGCGCAGCCACCGATGCAGAGTTTTTTGGAATGATTCATATGGTCATTTACTGCTTTTCCCGCAGCTTCGGTAACTTGTTCGCCATCGTTCCAATCTGACACAAACGCAACGATTTTGTATTCTTCACAGGAAAACTCGCTGTTGTCGTAAACTATGGCTGTTAGTTCAAGTTCGATCCGTGCCATCGTCTTTTCCTTTTTTGATAGCCAACTCGCCGCCACAGGCCATGTAACCACATGCGTCTACCCAGTTGTCAGGATTGCTTTTGTTAGATTTAAGCCGCGCTATTTTTAACAGCGTCATCATCACTGCAACGTCAGTAGATGTGAAATCCCATTCGTTGTTAAAGTAAATTTGCCACAACTCTGCTATGGAATCAAAGTTGTCTTCCATATCACCGTGCGTGGCGTCACGATCTTTGGTGACGTACTGCTTTGCTGTATCTAATATTTCTGCCCGTTTCATTCAGCTATCCTTTCCACTGCTGCGTCTATTTGTTCTTTGTTCCACAGATAATTTAGCCAGCATGCGGCTTTGTATTTCGTCCATGAGAAATCCATTGCACTAACTTGCACACCACCTCTGCGTAAGGCGTCACGTTGCTTATCTGTGGCCCTCTCATTGAGCCAGCGTTTAGATTTGTTAGCTGCGCTGCTGTCTTCAATCTCACGCATAAAGTCATCTGCGGCTGACATGGCTTGCACCTTACCCCCAATGGCGACTGAGCGCACCTTTCGCCCGTTCTGAGCCTTGACTAGCCCAATAGATGTATCGCCCACTGTGCCGACTACACCAAAGCCATTGAAGCCCATTGCCATGAGGCATGAGCCATTGCCGAATATGTCCATCCATAGGAACGGTGATAGTTCCATGAGGTCGTATTCTGTCAGTGTGAAGTCCACCAATTCTTCTGTGTCTTGGCTTTGGAACTCATAGCCACACTCAACGCACATTCTGACGTTAAGAGGGTTAATGAATCCGCACTCTGGACATTGCTTTTCTGGCGCTTCTCCGTTGGAGTCTTTGGGCTTGCCATCTAGGTTAGCTGCTTCATCCAACGCACCATGCGTTAGAATGCTGCTACCGAAGTCTAGCACGATACAGTCTTTCTTGATCTGGTCAGGATAAATCTCTGGGTCCAGAATGCGCAGACCGCGCCCGATCATCTGCACCATTGTTGATTTGAATGAGCAGGGTCTGGTTAGGACTACACAAGATACAGGCGGTGCATCAAAGCCTTCGGTCAGCACTGCTACGTTTACCACAACTTGTACGTCACCGAACTCAAGGTCATGCAGAATTTGTTCGCGTTCTGGCTTGGGCGTATCACCGATAACCATTTCAGCGTTTATGTCATGTTCGATAAACATATCCAGCAAGTCTTGTGCGTGGTTGATTGTGGAGCAGAATACAACAGTCTTTCTATCTCCTGCTCGGTCTTGCCATTCATTGACCACACGCTCGTTAATGACGCGCTTATTCATTATTCGCGCAACCTCGTCCATGTCGAAGTCATTACCGCGCCGTGTGACCCCTTCCAGAGCCTCTGTGACGCCAACATCGACAACGTAAGCCTTGGGTGGCACTAGGAAGCCTTCGCGTATCAGCGTGGCTAGTTCTATCTGGTGTGAGCAATTGGTGAATACACTGCGCAGACCTTTGCCATCCCCGCGATTAGGCGTGGCTGTAAAGCCAACTATCTCAGCGTGTTCGTTGTCTTCTTTGACCGCTTCGATAATTCGCATATAGGTGTCTGCGGCTGCATGGTGGCTTTCATCCACAACAACCATATCGAACTTGGGCCTGTGACGCAGATTGTTTTCGCGTGATAGGGTTTGCACCATTGAGAATATGGTATCCCCGTCCCACTTTTTAATCGTGCCATTGACGATACTGGTGGATATGTTTGGGTTTACCTTTAGAAACTTTTCACGGTTTTGCGCTACAAGTTCGTCGCGGTGCTGCAACACAAGAATGCGTTTGCCTTCTTTGTGCCGTTTACCAATAAGCGCAGACAACATAATAGTTTTGCCTGCGCCTGTGGGAGCAACTACGATTGTATTTTTGTGGGTGTCCAGCGCCGCAATAGCGTCTGAAATCGCCACCTCTTGATAGGGGCGTAGTATCATTGATTTGCTCCAATGACTGTAAATTCTGAGATTGGTATGTGTGCTAAAGGCTCTATGTCCTGCCAATCATTACGATCAGTTCTACCACCGACTTTAATAGGCCAATCATTATTTAAGTTTGTGTAACCAATACAGTCAGTCCATCCAACTATAATGACGGTATCTAAACCAGTAGATTCTTTTATAGATTTAGCGGCCATAACTTTTGACAAAGAAATTATATAAGTCGAATATTTCTCTTTGTTGTTTTTCCGAACTTTTACTTCAGCAAAAACTTTGACTGAATTTCCATCTCCTAAACAGAAATCCAATTTATATTGGATTGGCATTTTAAAGGGAGTAAGATGACCCCCAAAATGATTTATAAAACGCAGGATAATATCTTGCTCATTAAGCAAGTCCTGACTTACTTCGTAAGTCGGTCGCATGTTTCACCTCTTCGCTAAAAGAATGTTGGGGGGTTCACGGCCCAAGGCCCCCCATCCTTGGTAGCAGGCGCGGAGTGGCCTTGCCGCTGCTATCTTTGCGCCCAGCTTGGCACAGGACTTCCAGCCTGCGGTGCTGGTGCTTGTGGCTGCTGGTATCCCGCTTGTGCTGCTGGCGTTGATTGCATTGGCGCTGACGCTGTTGCAATGAACCCCTTTTGATCTGGCGTTAACGCAGCCATCAATTGATTCTGATCGCTATAACCGTTAGTGCCTTTCTTAATGCCAATCTTGGCACAAATCTCCATAGCGTTCAAGTCAAACACGCCAGAGATATTTCTGCGCTGTTGTGCTTCGTCGGACATATCGGTGGAATTTATATGGTTTGCGCTTTCTACAATTTGGCGCAAGGTTCTCAAGCCTATTTCTTTAGCCAGCGGCATACCGCTCTTGCCCATTTTGTTGCCATCAACAAAGATTTTAGACCAGAATTTACGTCTGTCGAACTCACCGCCAATGCAGGTAAATTCTAGTTCCATCCACTTAGCGGCAGAATTTTGCGATTGCTTAAACCACTGTCCTTGTCCGAACTCAGGCAGTTCAATATCGCCGCTTTTCACAACAATAACTGCACGACTTACCGCACCGTTTGGAATAAGTGAGAAATCACGCTTTTGGTTATCGTCTACTGGTGTTTCATTAAGATTAAACATTGTTGCTTCCTTCGCTTTGCTGCGTTTCTGGTTTTACAAATTCCAGCGGCTTCCCATTTGCTGAAAGTTTTGAACTCATTTTTTCAATCAGTTTACCCAAATGTGGTTCTTCAAGGGTAGCCAACCGACCAGACCTATCCTTGGCAGGATAGCCCCATTCATTCAATGGCTGACAAATAAATGCGCGATACGGCCCATTTTCACCTGTTAAAATAGCCATTGTAATTACTTCATCAACAATTCCGGGCAATTCGCGCCCTGTTTTGCTGCCTTCAATTTGCAAGCTGTATTGCTTGCGGCTGTAGTCATCTGTGGTTTCATCCAAAATACCCACAAAGATTACATTCTTTTCGCGGATATGTTGCAAGTGGGTTAGCCACTGCATCATTTCACGACCATGCAGACCGTATGCTGCGCGAGTGTCCAGCTTACCTGAACGATCAGATCTCGACTCTGGCTGTTGTTGGCACCATGAAAAGCACAGGCGTCCTGCCACTGTAATTGAGTCCACGAATAGCGTGTCATACTTTGCTACAAGCGCAGTAGGATCACCCTCTTCTGCACACAAGAAATCATAGTGCGCTTGGCTATACGGCTGATCTTCTGCCAGTGATGGGTTTGGCCCACCAAGATAGCATGCAAGATCGCGGCATTCAGGCCATGACTGCGGACGCATAACATCAATTGGATGCCCTTCGATAGCTGAGTCACCAGCTTCCAAGTCAACGAACAATGTACGTTCGCCTAGAGTCCTAGCGAGTGTGGTTTTACCCACACCGCTTTGACCACAGATCACAATTTTGTGACCTTTCTTTTCGGATAGCCGTTGATCGGCTGTGATGATTTGAAAACTCATTACTTGTCCTCAATTTCTACTGTGAAACGTCCGACTTCTGTAGTACGGGCGGCTTCTAGTGTTGATTTGATAGCGGGTGGAGCGGTTGTGTATTTGCGCTCTTCCACTGCGTAGGTCAGCTTTGCATAGTGCTGCGCATTCTCAGGCGTCATGCTGTTGAATGTATCGCGCAATATGTCTTGATCCCAAGTGACCTTTTTACCGACATTGACTTTCATGGCTACATTGCCTTCAACAATGTGTGCCGTACCAAAGTCTTTACCGTCTGCCCGTAGCGCATCACGCGCCAACGGCAGAAACAAGTCTGATAATTGTTGTTCTACATCTTTTTGTTCGGCACGAAGATCAGTGATTACTGACTTCAGTTCGTCGCGCCGCTCAAACAGTTCTATACTGCTCATAACGTATCTCCTATTTGCTAAGGTTCCCAAGACCTAGCATTAGGCAGCATATACGTCAACCGTTTTTTTTCGTTAAATATATTTCTATACCTAAACAAGCCTTCATCAATTTCTTTTTTAGTTTGAACTCAGGGGTTTCCACGCCTTTAGCGTCTTCAACAATTTGTTCCCACACGCCATCTTTGTTTTCGCGCTCATATCTAAAGTCGGCAACGTAGGCGCATATCTTCTGATCATTGACAATCAGATTGAACCTGACTTGTAGTTCCAAGTTTCTGACTGTGCCAGCCCGTTCTAATGCGTGTAGGTATAAATAGCGTTCTGATTCCCATTTAGAATCAAACTTGATGTTGTGAACCACAACCTTCTTATTCCCGTACTTGGGCCTTGACCCAAACCTTCTGGGATTATAT